AAAACATTTAAAGATTATTTAGAAAAAAATAAAGAAACAAAATCTAAATATTTAAAAGAGTATAATAAAAAAAATAAAGATAAAATTATACAAATTAGAAAAAAATACTATAATGATAATAAAGATGAAATTTTATTAAAAAATAAAGAATACCATAAAAATAATAAAGAAAAAATTAGAATTCGGAAAAATAATTACACTAAATATAAAAGAAATTCTGATGTTTTATTTTATTTGAAGGGTGTTTCAAGGAAAAGAATTTATAATTTTCTAAATAGTAAAGGTATAAAAAAAAATATTAAAACTTACGACGTTATTGGTTGTTCTCCCGAATTTTTAAAAGAACATATTGAAAAACAATTTACCGAGGGTATGTCTTGGGAACTAATGGGCCAATACATTCATATTGACCACATAACCCCATTATCATCAGCAAACACTGAACACGAAATATACAAACTTTGTCATTATACAAACCTACAACCATTATGGGCTAAGGATAACCTCAAAAAGGGTGATAAAATTTTATAAATTAAAATTTAATTGTTTTTTTTCCTCTATAAAAGCATTTACCCGTTTTATCGCTATTTCAGTATACTTTGACGATAACTCAATACCTAACCATCGTCTACCTAAAATCTCAGCCGCAACAGCTGATGTACCACTACCCATAAAGGGGTCAAGGACTATATCATTCTTATATGTTAATATTTTAATAGCTTTTGACGGTATGTCTAATGAAAAAGTCGCCTTTGTTAATGATTTGGTATCAGCAAAGTATTCCCATCTTCCGAACACCAAATTCATAAACTCTTTCTTATCTTCAGGTTGATAGATTGTTTTAATAACATTCATACCTTTATCATTTACAATCTCTGTCGGAACACCCGTCCATTGAGATTCACCTTTGGTTAATTTCTTAGGTGAATTTTTATAAGCCAATATCACACACTCTTTTGGATTATAAATGTAAGGTTGACTATTACTCATCCAACTACCCCAAGCAGTTTGTCTAACTCGGTGGGGACTATCCTCAGTTAAATCAACCATTCCAAAGAATTTAAACCCAACTTGTTTCATCATCATCCAAAACTCTGCGTTGAATAATATTCTTCCACCTCTCTCTTGAACGTTTAATTCAATTGGAACATTGATTGCAACTCTACCATCGTCTTTTAATACTCGGTATGATTCTGTCAACCATTGTCGGGTAAATTCCCAATAATCATCCATAGAACGTCCATCATCATAGACATCATATTTAATATTTACATTGTACGGACAACTAGTAACCATCAAATCTATACAACCTTCGGGAAATGTCTTCATTACTTCGACGCAATCCCCATTAATTATTGTATTTATAAAATTCTCTAAATCTTTCATATATTTCTTTTTTTCTTTCTAAATAAATTGTTGCGTTGTTATAAATATAGTTATAAAATTTGTTGTTATCTACTTTATTTTGAATTAATAAACTAATTCCCCCGTAATAATTAATTTTAATTTCATTCTTAAATAATTCGTTAATTATGAATTCTCTAAACTTTTCGGAAGCACAAGCAATTCCAGTTCCATTCCGTTTATTTTCTGTAAAAGTAAAGCTACCATCACCATCAAAAAACCCTCGAATGAAATGATGAATTAACTCATCATTAATATTAGGTTGCTCAATTGTAAATGTTTTTCTTGAATGAAATCCTTGAGATTTAATTGATTCCACTAATCGTGATGAATACATTGCTAGAGAAGACATATGAGAACTTGAAACCCCTCCTTTATACTTAACCCTATTAAAACCATCAACGATTTTATGGTTAGACCCCATAGATTCACGAAATAACTCTAAATGATGTTTATCTTTAATTGATAATTTCATTTCAAGTGAGGAACCACTTTTTCTTTCTCTAATATAACCATCAGCATATAAAAAACCTAACCAGTAAGCCTTTTCTTCCGTATCAATTATATCAAAATAATTGTGATTTACATTATATCTTCGGTTAGTTAAATCAAACCCATTTGATTTAAGTATCCGAGTAATTGGTGATATAGACACATTAAAATATTTTGCAACCTTATGAATATTTTTTAATTTATTATACTGGCTCACCACATCAGTCTCATTTAATAATAACTTCTCCATACTAATAAATATCTAATAGTTAGGAGAAGTTACGATTTTTAATAAAAAATAATTTACTCTTTTAATTGGTATTCCCAACCATCTTCTTTTTTAATTGGTGTTATCTCTAAATCCAAAAACACCGCATTTTGTTCTCCAGCGTATAACCCTAATATATTATAATCGTAAAACTCTTCAGCCTCACTATAAGTCATTAGGTCTCTTTTTTGTAGGATATCTAATATTCTTGGTTTGGAATATAACATCTTTCTTCCGGGAGAACCAAAATCCTCAACAATTCCTATTATGGCTTCTTCCAAACCGGTCAAGATTACCGCCCCTTCAGCGTATTCATCAATATCAACTAACATTTTTTCCATTTTCTAAGTTTTTTATCTTTCTATCCAAATAGAACAACGCTTTTTTCAAATCCTCAATTTCTTTAGATGGGTCTTTTTTACCTGCCCTTGAAATATATTTAACAGTATTACCCAAATGAAAATCTAAATTCCAATTTTCTATCACCTTAATCGCTTCATATGGATTCGAAGCTCCCCCATAATGGTCGGGATTTTTTACCATTTCTTTATTATTTTCCATCGTCCTCTTTTTTAATATCCTGACATAATAAATTAATATCTTCAGGTTTAATTACAAATCTAAATTTAACAATTAGTAATTCATCATTACCCCAATCACCAACCATTTCCATATTAGAACCTTTAACTAACATATGTAACCCCCCAACTAAATCACCTACCGGACCTAAAAATTTAAGAACAATAGTTGTAATCTTGGTTAAATCCGCAGGGTTAAATGTATATTCCACAGTTTGATAAATTTCTGTTGTGAAAATAAAATCTTCACCAATATTTTCAATATGGAATTTACGGAACAAATATTCCGGAATGTTAACTTCTTCATTAACATTAATAACAAACCTATTTTCTTTTAATGGTTCAAACGCCTTAAACACTTTATTTGTTATATCACTCATAATTTTACTATATAATATTTCCCTAATTTTATACTTTTTGTATAACCATTTCTTACCGAGAAGAATGGTTTTGTTGTTACATTAACCCCAAACCCCGGACTACCAAATCTAATTGACCACCCAAATCTTGAGTTACAAAATAAGATACTGTAATTAAAAATTTTAATTACCGTCTGTCCTCCATAATCACCAATATGATACGTTTTTTTAGATAACAACATAATACCCGTCAGCTAAATTACTTTCCTTAATAAAACCTTCGGATATTAAAATATCCAATTGTTTTTTTGTATCTTCCTCACTACGTTTAAGAATATACTTTGAGATGTAACTAATGTGGATAGGTTGTCTTAACTTATCTCCCAATTCTTTAATTTGATTCTTGTCCATTTTTATTTAATTTTAAATTAATTTCGTCATCACTCATACCGTCTGAATACCAATAATAAACTTTTGAAGATATTTTATCTAAAAAAATAACAGCGTCAGAATTAAATAATTTTTCTAAACTTAAACCGTTTTTTAGATAAATGTTAATTGTTTCTTTATTAATAAATCTTTTGTTAAAACCCATTATTCTAATAATTTTCTAACCACTTTATCACTTTGATGTATGTACGCCAATATTTTTCTTTTAAAGATTGGAACCAAAGTTTGTTCCAATGGGAAGACATCATCACAGAAAACTTCAAATATTGGATAATAACTTTCGTTATTTTTTTCGTATGTTTTAGAAAATGTAGAGATTATTTGTGGTATAGTCAAATTATTTTGTTCTCCTTCAAAAATTAATTTAATAGATGTTTTTGTTTGTCCTTTTGTTTTGTATACTTTTTTTGTTGTGTATAACCATATATAAACCTTTTCAGGTGTTTTATATGAAAAAAATCCGGACTTACTCTGTAGATTGTTTTTATTTTTTTTAACGACCACCTCAATCGAATCATATACGATACTCCATATTGATTTGGCAAAATTAAAATAGTCGTATAATTGAGGTTGACTATTTTTTAAAATTTTATGATATTCAATAACTTCATCGTCGTCCAATACTGGGATGTCTTTAACCTTCAAATCAGATAAAACTAACTCATCATCATTGGATGTTAATTTCCTGTCGGTATATAAAATTTTGTTTTGAGTTAATAGTGTTTGCATATTACCCAAATGTAGTGAAAGTTCAATAAACATTGGGTATACTTCCATTCTTTCGAGATATTGATTCATCTTTTGGAAGTAGTCCAATAAAACATATTGTTTTTGTTCGGCGTCAAGAATACCATCAAATAACCAATCGGTATCCATTATGAAATTATTTCTATTTTTCTGTTTCATTTCCCATATTCTATTATTTTAAATATATGGGGAAATATTGTAAAAAGGAATAGTTTTAATTAATTCTCATTATATAATAAGTCACACCATTAACTTCTGTACTATCGTAATTTCCATCATAACTATTCATAATACCCCAACCATCGGAATCAACTAATCCTTTAGCAAGTTCATCTTCATCAATATAATCTTTGATATTCAACCCATAGTTTTTAATATAATCTAGTGGGTCTCTTCTAACATCTCTAACAAGTTCCGCAACTTTATTCTCAATCATTTCTTCAGTTGGTTCGGTATCAACTTCAATACTATCTAACTCTTCTTGAAGAGCCTCAATTTGATTATCTAAATCCTCTTCGTATTCATAATAATTGTCATCATCCGAATCTAATTCAAGTTTTTGTTGTTCCAAATCCTCTATTTGAGATTCAAGTTGTTCTATTCTTTGTTCTTGTTCATAGGTCAATTGAAAGTCATCATCATTAAAATAACTATCCGGATAATCTCTCACTTGATAATCCCAATCCTCTTCAGCCATATTAACAATTGCATCAACATCTAAATAATCTTCAACAAATGATTCGTTAAATCCATCCGTACCTACATCATCAATATAACTTTTAGCATATTCTAACGCAGCAACATCCATCTCTTCTTCAGTTCCAACAGTATATTCTCTATCTTTAAACCCATCAATTAAAACCTCAAATTGAGTTAAACCATAATGAGAATATCTTGTAGGGTACATCATATATACATCCACATTATTCTCTTCTAACTCTTCAATTTCCGATTGTGTTTCATCGATAGAGTCTTGAACGTCAAGAATTCTATCATCATTATCATCAAGTTCTTCATACTCTCTTTCCAAATCTTTAAGTTTTTGACGTAAGATTGTTAATTTTTCTCTATCATCTTCTGATAATGGGTCAATCTCTCCGTTACTTTCCAAGTAATCAAATAATGCGTGAGCCTTTTCTCCAGTTTCATCACCACGTTCTAACATCCATTCATCATCTTCTCTTTTAGAATCCATTTCAGCCTGTTTACCCAAGAGTTCTTGTCTATCTCTAATTTTTTCTCGGGGAGTACCGTAATCAGAAATATATTTTTTAACTTGTAGATTACCAATATCAGATACTTTAGTATTACGAATATCTAATGAACCATCAACATAACCAATTGGTCCAATATCTTTAACATTAGTTCCACTCAAATCCAAGTCACCTGTAATATATAATGGTTTTCCTCCATATTGTTTCATTCTTCTAAATACGTCACCATTATTACTGGCGTATTTCATCACATCTAAATAATCCTCAGGAGATATTCTATAATATTCATCCTCGGTTTGTTCTATAATTCGTTTGATTACTTTATGTAATTCAGATTCCGTAAGTATCAATTTTTTACCCATAACAATAAATATCAGCTAAGATACAAAATTTATTTACTTATTATCATTTAAGTAGATATTTATGTGTAATATGAATTGTGGAATATATAAAATAGAAAATATTAAAAACAATAAAATTTATATTGGTAGTTCTGTTAATTTAAAAAACAGAGAATACTCACATTTTCGGATGTTACGTAAAAATATTCACGATAATGAATATTTACAAAATTCATATAATAAATATGGTCAGGATAACTTTGAATTTGAAATAATAGAATTATGTTCTTTTGATGATTTAATATTAAAAGAAAATTACTATATTATCAAATACAATTCAAAAGACCTATCTTTTGGTTATAATTTAGCGACGGTAAATGAATTTAGACGAAACATTTTTAATAATGAAGTTAAAGTTAAATTATCTAAATATAATTTACAAAAAAATGGAAATATTAAATTATTTTCATTAACAAATATTGAGACGAATGAGGAATTTATATTTGATTCTTTAGTTGATGGAGCAAACTATTTAATTGAGAACGGATTTGCAAAAGGTAAACCAAGAAATGTTAGGATGAGTATATCAAATTCGTTAAGAGGTGTAAAACTAAATAATGGTAAAAACAATAATGGGTCAATTCGTAAAACCTGTTATAAACATAAATTTAAAATAATAAACTAAACTTAAAATCAATTAATTATGTCAGGATGCGGGTGTAAAAAACAAGGAAATCAAACTCCACCACCACCACAACAAACGAATACTCAACAAGGTCAAAGTCAACCGACTTCACAACCTATTCAAGAGTCAATTCGTAAAGTGGTTCAAAAATATTACAAAAAGTAATATCTAAACGTTTGGGGTTAAAAAATTTGAGGGAACATTTGTTCCCTTTTTTTATTTATAATTAAAATTAATTTCCATATTATTTCGTATAATTTTAAAATATGAAATACATTAATGAAAATTCAAACAGAGGTATAGTTAATCTATTTGCCGATTTTTTGGTAAAAGAAATTAATAAAACCCAAACCTACGATGTTGTGATTGAAGTCACAGATTGTGGTAAATTCTTTGTGGTAAACGGAATGACCAACTCCGATAAGATATTAGATTTGGTTAAAATAAAAGAAATCTTCTTTGAGAATCACAAATCACAATTAAAAAACTTTGGTTATGATTTTATCAACATAATTGATTTAATCGTTTATAACCGGGATTTAAAAAAGAAAACAGATTACACATTTGATTTCTACAATTCAGAAAGGCCAATATATCATAATGATATACTTGTCACAATACTTGAGAATCCCCAACCTAAATTCAACTCAATCACCTATAACAATAGATTGGAATATGAATTGGACTACTCCGAAGATGATACATCTAATTTGGAATATTACACTTATTCCCCGTTAAATATAACATCGGAGTATCCTCACGGATATAGTTTAAGTATGGGAAGACAAGAGTTATACTATTCAGAATACATTTGTAATCAATTGTTTGATGTAATATTATCCACAAATAGATATACTCAATTAACATTCAAATATTCATCAATTAAAGTGGATGAGGACAATCAAATTGATGTTAATGTTAAATCTATATATCCGAAGAAAGATATTGTCTCTATGGTCTTAGATGTGTTTGATTTTGATATGTTGGTGTTTAACAACAAGATTAAGGATTACGACATTATGGAAGATATAACAAACCCATTCGGTGATAAACCTTGGCTAGTTAAAGATAGAATTAAAGACCTAATATTATTTTAAAAAGAAAATCCCCTAAATTGGGGATTTTTTATTTTTCATTCCAATCTTTTTTAGATTGTTTAGCAGCATCTTTTGATACACCACAAGAGGTTGCTTTAAAATTTGGGTCTTGTAAACCATCTAAAGTAACATCATCCTGTTTACTTTGATTCTTCACAAATTTTTGATATTTTCTTAGATTTATTTTTATTTTTGAACCATCTTGTTGTTCTCTATAAACATATTCCGGTAAATCCATAGAAGTCCCATCCCAAGTTGTTGGATTAAGTATTGTAAATGTATATACACCTACGTTGGAATATTCATCCTGAGAACAAGTTGGGGAATCCACCCAATTTATTATATCCCAATCTGAATTAATGTAATTAACACTTGGTAGGGTTGCTGAGGGTTTTCTTCTAAAATCAACCCCTTTTGTCCCAACCCCTAATGAGTTACTCCAAGTTCCTGAACCAAATGTTCCAAACGTATCAATAACTGTAGCTCCATTACATAACCTAATACAATCACTCCCACCAACGGTAAAGTTAATCGAACCAACCAATGATGTTTGATTAGCCAAACTACCATTTCCCCCATTTACACTCAAACAAGTATTTGATGTTGTAGGAACAGAAACAACACCTAACGCAACAATATAAGTGTTTTGTGGTTGTAATGTAAATGATAACAAATTTATAGTACTTGTGACTGTTAAACCACCATTATTATAAATTTTTAAATTATAACCCGATAAATTTATAGGATTCTCAGTTCCGTTGTATATTTCAACATAAGTCAACCCCCCTAAAGTGGCATCAGTTACTTCACTGATAAATAAATTTGGTAGATAACCACACGTTTGTGAAAATGCAAAGTTTGTAAGTAATACCAAAAATAATAATAATTTTTTCATAGTTTTTTATTTATAAATACACATAAAAAACCCCCGATTAACTTGGGGGTAGTTTTATTTTTTAAAATGTTCTTTAATGATTGATACACCTTCTTCAATCTCGTTAAAATCTCTATCTGGAGCGTATAAATAACTTTTATGGTCATCACCATCCGGTGATTCAACAATCATAAATGCCGGGACATACTCATTTTCTGTTATCTCAACAAACATATCATATTCGTCCTTATGTTCATCAATATCTCTCACCTCAAACGGAATGACCGACTCAATTAATTGTTCCTTCATTGTCTCACAGTGGGGACAACCTTTCATCGTGAAAAGGATTAGTAACTTATCCATTTATAAGATTTTCTACTAATTGTTTAATCTGAGTTTCCATTTGCATACCAGGTTGAGAATAAACTTCTTTACCACCTGAGAATGATTTTACTGTTGGAATTGCTCTAATACCTAATGATGATGCAAATTCTTTATTTTTATCAACGTCCATAGTATATAGTTGAACCTCAGAATTTTCTTTTCTATATTCCTCAGCAACTTTTTCAAAAGCCGGTTTCATAACTTTGCAGGGCGAACACCACGTGCCCCAAAAGTCCACGATTAATTTATCCCCATTTTCAATTTTTTGTTTTAATTCTTCTGTTGTAATTTCCATAATTTTTAATCTTGTTTTTTTGTTATTCGTTTTATTTGTAGTAACAAATATTCTACTACGTTTTGTTTATCAACTCTTGTTAAAATAAATATCTTGGTTTTTGACTTCCGTAATATTAAAACACCCGATGAATCATATTCATATAATCTGTCTTGATAAACTATCTCGTGTTCGTTATTCACAAAATAGTCAAACCATAGTAAATGTGATTTACTAAATAATTTGTCCGTATCTTCGTCAGACATAGTTGGATACACCTGTATAATACTAGGGTGACTCTTAAACCTTTCTTTGAAGGTATCTATACAATGTTGGGGTATTTCTATCATATTATAGTGGGAATATATCGTCGTCATTTTCAATTGGAACAATATTGTAACTATAAGAATTTAATTTCATAATTGAATCGTTTTCCCAAGATAAATAAACTCCTTTACTGATACTGGTAACATTTTTTTCATACCCATCTCTACTATAATCTTTAATTATGTAATCCGAGAATACTTTTTTACCCCCAAATTCACCTTCAATCTGTAATGTGTCAAACAAATCCTTATGGTCAAAAATCTTCCTATCCAATTTAATTAACACATCATTCCAACTCTCATCTAATCTTTGATTAAATTTACCCAAAGTTTGAACCCTATTCAAATTAAATTCAAACTTATTAGGCCATACCATCGGAATAATTTGATACTCAACCGATGCTCTCTCTTCCGTATCACCCTCACCACGTCTTACAGATATCAACAAAGAACTCACACGTTTAATATACGTCTTAACACAATTGTTTTGGAAGAATGACTCGTTATTGTATCGTTTGGATGTTATTAACACCTCCGGGAAATACGGACCATCTTTGGTTAAGATAACCTCATTAACCTTATCAACAAATCCTTATGGTCAAAAATCTTCCTATCCAATTTAATTAACACATCATTCCAACTCTCATCTAATCTTTGATTAAATTTACCCAAAGTTTGAACCCTATTCAAATTAAATTCAAACT